AGCCGCAAGTCCACCTAATACAGATGCTCCTAAAATACCTGCCCCTACTTTACCTCCTGGCATTGTAAGTCCTCCACCAAATCCTCCAGATAAACCTATCTTTGATAATAATCCTTCAAATGGAACTTTAGCTCCACCAGCAACACTTTGACCAAATAAATTTAAAGGTATATTACCTAATTTAAATCCACTTGTTGTTCCTATTCCAGGTAATGCTTTTCCAAAAAATGTACCACCACCTAAACCATAAATAGAAGCTCCTGCTAATGCAGCTTTACCTACATTGCTTTTAAATATTTTTTTAATTGGCTTTGTGATTTTTCTAACTAATCTTCCTAGGCCATATTCTTGCCTAACTTCACCACCTTTTGCTAATCTAAATTGTTCTGGTAAATTAAATCTTTGTTTAAATTCTTCTAACTCTGCTATATCACTTTGTTCAGGTTCTATATCTGAAGGTAGTTTTGGTGTTAATGGCATGATGGGTTGCACTATTTGTGTGTCACTATCACTTTCAGTGTTCATTGGAGTTTGAGTTGTTACCCCAGAATTAAATGTAATAGGGTCTCTACCTGTCATTTGACGGTACTGATTTATTAAACCTAATGCTTGTTGTCCTCCTCTAAATATATTGTAAGCAGGGAAAGCTTTTCTAAGAGCTACATCAGCAATATTAGTACCAGTAGATACTGCAATTTTTTTTGCTTTGTCCATTCGAGTGGGTTGATTATCTCCTCCTCCAAAAGTATCTTCAGGACTCCCTCCTCCAAACTCTCCTCCCGCAGTAGCTCCTGCAAAACCAGATCCAGAATCGTCATCATATTCTATAAAACTTGGAATACCCATAGGTGTCATGATACCAGATCCACCGGCTTGTTTTAACATCTGTGCTTCTTTTGGATTTATGTAAGCAAGAAACTCTCCTTTTGGTGCCATCATTTTAGCATCATCTAAAGATACTCCACCTTCTGCTAATAATTGTCGTGCTATTTGTGATCTAGTTATTGCCATTTTTCTACACTACTTGGTTTTAGGGAACAAATCAAGCGAAGGCATGATTACCTTGACATCTCTTCTGATGTCAGATTCGGGTACACCCTTAGCTTTCCATTCCTCATCTGTATTGTATTTCTCACCTGTTTTCAAGTTCGATATTGTTGTTATAACCTT